TGATGCCTTTCGCTTTGGCGCTTAAGTATTTGAGTTAAGGTTAGTTGTTGTAAAAGCTACAGGAAATAATACACACGGATGATGATCGGCGCGATGGGGGATTTCTTTAGTTTTGCAGTTTGTGAGGTGGAGAAGTGAGCAGGAGCCTGTAAGGTGGAGGGTGAGGATAGCTCCACTTCCTTCTCTACCTGTGAAACCACGCCTGGCTATTGGCTTTGCAATTCCTTCAACGCGCCTTGTGCGGCATTCTCAATCTGATTGCAGAACGCTTTAGCGCCTTCCGGGCAGCTATCCCTGGCGTTTCTCACGACTTTATCGAGCTCGCGATCGTTCGTGGTCGTATCGATGTGATTAATCATCCATGACTCTTATCCCTTTCTTTTCTGACCTCAATGATTACGTCGAGCATATTGCTTAAGCATTCTCTTGCTGGCGGGCCCACTTTCTCCAGTGCTGGTTTAGCCTTTGCTAAATAGGTTTCAACCTCCGCATTAGTGCTGTGTATCATCATCGGTATGCTACATATCAAAGTTGTTCCAAACCGTTGCTGTAAAGGATCTGGGTTCAACTCAAAATGATTGGTGACATTCAGCACTAATTCTGGGGCGCGGATAAGCGCCATGCTGATAGCGGTTGCCAACTGTTCAGCATGATCGTCATCCAGATTATCACCGGTGCTTTTAATCTTCGCTGGTAATGCCTGAATAGCTGCCATGTCAGCGCTGGACAACAGCTTAATATAGGTTATCCAGTCACTCTCTGACGCTATACAGGAAGCCGTAAGAATGCAGGCAATTAGAGAAAGCGCGTACTTTTTCAACGAACTACCTCAAGCGTACGGTCTGACGAAAGAATTATTTTAGAGCGAATGTGAGGTCCCATGATGATGCAACCCTCTGATGCAAAACCAGGAATGGCTGGTGCCTTTTTCTCGCCATGGATGCGAAACAGCGATCGCCCATAGCTCTCACCAGAGGTTTGTTTGAGGTTAATTGTCATTGGCCCCCTTGTGGATGTATGGCCTCCTATACGATACGTTCCGCGTGGTATTGGTCCCATTCCTTTAACGTGCTGACGGTCTGGATTATTTTTGTTTGTCAGGTTTCCGGAATATCCTGTGCCAATAAGTTTCCCTTTATGCCAGAGTTCGCCGGTACTTTGGTAGTAGGTCCATGCCATGAGCTATTCCCCTTATGCAGCGCTGCGTTCTTTCCAGCTATCGGAATGGACAATGTTACCGTCCAGATATTTCCATGTTATTTTTTCATATGTCATTTCTATGGCTTCCATATGATCATAATGTGTGAAGTCGGGATCCTTAACATCTTCCATGTAAGGCACAATGCAGGTAATACGTGCATTTTCCATAAAAATATTAAAATATTCTTCTTCCTGCCCTTCATAGTTGATTCGATAAAATTTTAATTCAGCAGATTTTAGAACTCTTCCCGTACTAACGATCTGATAAAGGTAAGGACTTGAGACGTCTTGCGCTTTTGTAAAAACAAAGGGGGAATGTTGGCGTGTGGCTGTTATTTTTCCGGAGTAATCATCTGTAGGTATCTCCACGCCGTGTGAAAAACCGGTTATTTCAATGCTACCTTCACGTCTATGTACATCAACACTACCTTTTAGCTGCTTCTCTTCTTCGCTGTAAAGCCAGAGATAAACTGGTATGGCCATTCTGGTTAACTCCATTTATTCCATTAATTTTTCTGACCTTACTCCTTCATGGTTTTTCTGTTTGTAATACTTCATGTCACTACCGTTACATATATTCATGCATTAAATGAAGTAATAAAAAATATAATTTAAAAGCATATATATTTTTATGAGCAAGAGGGAAAAACATCGTTTATTGATAAGAACAGAGAAGCGAATCATACGGATGTATAATTCGCTTCTCTGTATCGTTTATCTTGCGGCAGAACCATAGCCAGGAGGGGGAGAATGAAACACCCTCAGCTCACCTCGCTGTAAATCCCCACCACGCGGCCCACCGTTTTTATCTCGTCGATACCGCACTCAAACGGAACCTTGCCGCCCGCCACGTGGAGCTTTTTACCCGGCAGCAGCGTTAAGTCGCGGATGCTGGCGGTGCCTTCAATCTCAACCAGCCACAGGCCGTCGGTTAACGATGCGTCTTTTTCAATAAAGTGCAGCTTCCCCTCCGCCCGGACGGCGATGCCGCGCGCCAGCGGTTTGCTAAAGAAAGCAGAATCGATACTCAAAATAGTATTTTCTTCCAGTCTTCCATCACTAAGGGTGAACGCGGAAACCGAAACCGGATCTCCCGGCGCGGGGTGACCTTCAAACTGCGCACCTTGTCCGGTCATCAGCCAGCGAAGGCTGGCGCCAGTGTCCAGCGCGCACTGAACCGCAAAGTCATAAGAGATGGTACCGCGCGCGTAGCGGTTCTGAAGCGAGCTGGCGGCGATATTAAAGTGCCGGGCCAGCTGGATTTTCTGCGTGAAACCATATACCTGACAGATTCTATCGAGTAACTCTTCATTATTCACTTGAGAATCTAAAATCAAAATATGTTCCTTTGAGTGTTTACTAATACTCATTTGGGTATTAATATCATTGCAAATTCGGGCAATCAGCGGCAGACGTTGGCAAACAGAGGCTAATGATTGCAGACCTTATCAAAATGGGAATCATGCAGCATGGCTTCTGAAATCGCAATCCTCAAACGGCGGAAAAAGCCGTGCTGTGCCCGTTTTCAGCACATTAGCGTGCGTGAATTTATGCGAGGGGAGATATGGCGATAGAAGCTGCCCGGGCAAGGGTTCCACTTAGCGTGGGGGCTCGTCTTAACGGGCTTAACCACGTCGCTGAGCTGCGCGCCCGATACGGGAGCGATAGCGGAAAAGAGCTGGCGCGGTTTATGGCCGAGCTGCGCGATAGGCGCGATCCCTGCTTTGAGGAGAACAGCAGGGCGCTGGCCGCCCTCTTTTTCCTGGCGAGATTGCCCGTCGCCCGTCATGAGTGCGATATCAGCGAGCTGACGACCGAAGAGAAACGGGCGCTGATTAACGCCATGAACCATTTTCGTGCTGTTGTGAGTTTATTTCCTGAACGGCTGACCATGCCGATATAACCCAACCAAAAACCTAATGGCGTAAACCCGCCGGGCACCCTATTGCCTGAAATTATGGAGAACGCGTGATGCGAAACAGTGAAAACCGCCCTTATCCGATTGGAAGTGAAGAACTGAAGCGCCTGCTGATGGAGGCTAAAACGGAGGAACGATGCGCGCGAGCTCTCGCTGTCTCCCTGCGCCTGGAGGCGCTGGCGAGCCATATCTATAAAACCGGCATGAGGGGAGAAGACGTTGCCGAACTGCTGTGCCACGAGGCGGCCCGCTACGAGCGTGAATCACAGGAGCTGCACTGATGGCCGATTTTATCGATCTTGCGCAGGCGCGCGAGCAGGAGGACAGAGAGCGGTACATTAATCGCGCCCGCAGACGACCCGCATCGCCTTCGCGTTTCCTCTGCGAGGATTGCGAGGCGCCGATACCGGAGGCGCGCCGCATGGCGGTGCCCGGCGTGGCCCTGTGCGTAACCTGCCAGGAGATCGCGGAGATGAAAAATAAACACGTCCGGGGAGGATAAGTTGGCTACGTCATTTGCTTATCCGTGGAATGCCCCGCGGTCGGCCATAGGCAGCCCTTATCTCACCCATGACCAACAGCAGCGCCGCGATCGCCTTTTCGCGGCGCTGCTGCAGGCAAGAAATGCTCTCGCACAGCAGCCCGACTGCGTACGCTTCGAGGTCTGGCGCACGGTTGACGCCCTCGAACAGCATCGGGGCAGCCCGCAGGCCAACGCCTTTTTGATCCGCTTCTGCAAAAGGATGTTACCCCGCCTGCGGCGGGTCTCTGAACGCTATGCCTGCACAGGCCTGCACGACGAGGTCTCCAGGGCCGTGTTTGACGGTCATTTCGACACTCAGCTTCTGCAATACCTCGCCTCGCGGATGGTCGAACTGGTTGCCCGCTATAACCGCCTTCCGGATATGTCCCGCGCGGACGTCGACCTGCTGGCCGCAGATATCGCCAGCTTTATTCGCGGCGAGCTGGCGAATATTAAGGATGCTGAGATGGGTGAATACCAGACGCTGTACGTCTGGTATCAGCGCGCCGGGCTGATCGCCCGGCAGTTCAACGTGTCGCCTCCGCACTGGGAGCGGGTGTCGAAGACGTTTTTTGACAAAGATGACGTTGCTGCGGCGGTGATTCGCATGTTTTCCGAGGCGTGGTGGCGCGGGCGTCTGCGTCGGGTCGCGGCTGCCTGGCGCGAGCATTTACAGATTGCCCTCGGCAACGTCAGCAAACGGAGAACGGCGTATGCGAGCAAACGCTGCGTGACCGAGTGGCGCGAGCAGAAGCGCCGCACGCGCGAATTTCTCAAGGGCATGGAGCTGGAAGATGAAGAGGGCAACCGCATCAGCCTGATTGAAAAATACGATACCTCGGTGGCTAACCCGGCGATACGCCGCTGTGAACTGATGACCCGCATCCGCGGGTTTGAAAATATCTGTGAGGCGCTGGGCTATGTGGGCGAGTTCTATACCTTAACCGCGCCCGCGCAGTATCACGCGACGCTGAAATCAGGTTATCCCAACGCGAAGTGGAACGGGGCCAGTCCGGCGGATACGCAAGGCTATTTTACTCGCCTGTGGGCGCGTATCCGCGCAAAGCTCCACCGTGAGGGGCTCCGTATTTTCGGTATCCGCGTTGCGGAACCCCATCACGACGGCACGCCCCACTGGCACATGCTGATGTTTATGCTGCCGGAAGATGTCGAATGCGTTCGCCAGATTATCGGGGACTACGCGCGGCAGGAGGAGCGCGCTGAACTGCAGAGCGAAAGCGCCAGACAGGCGCGCTTTCACGCGGACGCGATCGATCCGCAGAAAGGCAGCGCTACCGGCTATATTGCCAAATACATCTCAAAGAATATCGACGGCTATGCGCTTGATGGCGAGACAGATAACGAAAGCGGCGGGCTGCTGAAGGAGACGGCGTCCGCCGTGTCGGCCTGGGCAGGGCGCTGGCACATTCGCCAGTTTCAGTTTATCGGCGGCGCGCCGGTAACGGTCTACCGCGAGCTGCGGCGTCTGGCGGATCCCGAGGCCGCGCGCG